CCGCATCCTGGTTTATAGAGATGCTCGCTATTGCTGGCACCACCGACTGCTTGGTTCACATTTTCTGGCCGGTTGCCGCTGGTAATGATGACTGGCTTGTTACCGAATTGAGTTCTGGCTTTCTCAATGAAAACGCACAGTTCAGTGCAGATGTCGCATTGAGCTTGGCTAGTAAAACGCCTGCGCTCCTCATTAACGCAAACCTCGCCGTAAGTGATATGCGGTGTAATGAGCGCAGTAAAAGGCGACGCCGGGGTAAAACGCGGCGCTGATTGCTTGCCGATAAATAGCTCTATTTCAGCAGCGCGACGGCGTGTCAGCCCTAGCAGAGGATTGCCGTTTGCCTTGTCCCATTTAGGCAGCTCCTGCGGGATAACAACTTGCGCCGACTCGCCTGCATTAAGCCTGCGGCGCAGGGTGGATTCTTCTACAGCGCCACCACCTACGTTGTACAGCCAGCTGAGTAGTGCAGCTTGCTGGTTGCCGCCGTAGTTTTTAGCTGCTGGAATAAGCGTATAGAGTTGCGTCGCAAAACCCTCCACGCTGTCGCGGAGCATGGTGTCAGCAGTGATCTGGCTGATCTTGTCGCCTTGCCTGACGGGGCGGCCGTCGATTTGCGTATTACCCCAGCCGATTGTCCACACCCCTGCAGGGCAGGCATATGCGACTAGGTGGCACCCCTCAAACTCTTTAATAATGCGAAGCGCTGGCGCTAGATAAATAGGGTCTGGTTGCTTACCAGCCTGGCTCCATGTCTTAAACCACGGCTGATCCCTATTAAAGAGATCAGGCACTTGCTTTAATAACTCAGCTTCTAATTCAACGATAGCCGCCATTTGATGCGGTGTGCCTTGGCGGTAGTAGCGGAATAGGTCGCTGGGCTTAATCTGACTCATCGCTTTAGGTTGCGGATAGCTGCCCTAACGGGATCGTAAAGGCCAAGGATGGCGCTGACTTGCGTCGCGGTAGCAGTGTGCTTAATGTTCTCTTCAATGATGTCGGTGACGACTGCCTGCACCTCAAGCGGCTTAGCGTGATCTATCAACATGGAAGGCAGCTCAATGTCGAGTTTGGCGAAGATGGCTGGCAGCTCTTTACGGAGCGCACGATCCACCGCAAGCTTGAGCAGGGTGCGGCCCAGTTCAAGGGCGATGGTGCGGAAGATGTTAGTCATTGCGGTGACTTGGTGAGAATGCCGCCAATCCAACCAGCGGCTGTACCTACTGCAGCATAAACGGCTGAAGACTGCGGGTCGCAGTTGGATGGTGTGCGAACACGACAAGCTGCAAGATCAATGCCGCCAATGGTGATACCTGCTGCTAGCAACCCCACTAAACAACGCAGTAGGTAGCTGCGTTCATTCATCTGCCTTCTAGCTTACTGACGCGCTGCTCGACTGAGTTAAGGCGGCCAAAAGTTTCTTTTCTTTCTTCGCGCATGTCGAGGTGCATGACCTCTAATTGTGTTGCGATGTGTTCGACGGCGCTGGTCAATCGGACGACAGCATCTTGCTGGCTTTGAGCCCGGCTTGATCTTCCCATCGAGCCCATCGCCGCCCAAGATAATGACGCGCCCGCCACTGCTGCAAAGATTTCGATCATCGCGGCAGGGGGCTACTTATGCATCTTAGCGACCTTGCCCGCGCATAAGCTTCCTGCCATGGCTGGGCTTGCTGCGTGCGCCGTTACCTTGCCGGGTTCCCTTGGGCTTACCCGGCTGGTGCTGCAGTGATGCGGTGCCGGTCTTGGCTTTTACGACCACGGCATACCTTGAGCAGTGGTCGGTGTGCGCTGCTGGTCGATCTGCGCTTGTAGGGCAGCTTCAATTTCGGTGACCTTCTCGGCGCCACCAAGCTTGTCCTGCACCCAGCCGATGACGATCTCGGGAGTGAGGTCAGCGTAAGGGATGACCTCACCTTCAGGCTGCTCCAAGCCGATAGAGCCGTAGGCAGAGCTGGAGTATGTGCCGTCGTTGGCGGCCACGGTGTAATGGACCGTGAACACAATGCCGTCAGCCGTGTGGCGCTCCATCTGGGCAATGCCCCAGGTGTATTCAGTGGTGGTAGGCATGGCTCAGGGAGTGGTAGGTGAACTGTAGCTGGGGTAAGTAGTGAAGGTGACTACGCGCCTTTGAGTTGGGCTACATCAGCCTCAAGAGCTTCGATGCGCTCCATTGCTTCCTGCAGCGCCTTGACGGCCTTCATGTAGAGCACTGAGTAGTTGACGCTCTTGGTGACGGTGCCAAGGTCGTTGCCTTCGGCGTCGCGGTCGGGGGATTCAAAAACAAGTCCGGGCGAAACAAGTTCAACTTCTTGGGCAACAAGACCAATCTGCGTGTGGGCCTCATGCCCCGTTTCTTGTTTGAAGTTGTACTTTCTTACTTGCAGCGCCTTTAGGTCATCCCACTGGGCGCCAGCATTAACAATGTTCTCTTTAAGTTTTACGTCTGAGATGCCCGCGTAGCTGTTATTTGTGTTCTGAGTATTGCCGTTGGTGAATACATTAAACGAAATTGTGCCTGTTGCAGTTGTTGATGTTGCGCTATGAATGCCAGAAAAGGTCCGATCACTTGTTCCGGCTCCAGTTGCGCTTCTTGCTCCAAATACAGTGCGACCGGTTGCGGCAAAGATATTGCCTTCTCCATTGCTATCAACCCTCATCCTTTCCGTCCAACCCGTGATAGCTGAATCAACGGCTGTTGATGCAGTATTTGTAGTATAAAATCTAAATAAACCCTCTCCATCTAAAACAACTGAAGCTGCTTTATTGGCCGCTTGAATATATTTGTCGCTACCGTCGTAATAAGCGTTATAGCGTAAGGCAATTTCATTTGCATTAATGGCTTGAAGTCCACCAGAAGTTTTTACTTGAAAATCAATTTTTCCACTAGAAGTGCCAACTAAGAGCCTGCCGGAGCTGTCGATGCGGGCGCGTTCAGAGCCGCTATTTTCAAATGTTAGATGAGCAATGTTAGATCCACCGTTTGTGGAAATAGCTTTTATTTTTGCAGACTCAAAGTTTGCACTAGCGTTACTTGTGTTATTAAAGGTAAGTTGGCAAAACTCAGTACCAACAGTCGTAACAGTTGTGTTTTTAATTGCTAGCGTAACGCCGTTGGTGCTTGACACCTCCAGTAATCCAAGGCTAGGGCTAGTAGTGCCAATCCCTACTCGGTCTGTGGAGGCGTCAACAAAGAACAGCGACGAGTTGGTATCGCCCTCGATGCGGAAGTCGTAGTTCTCACCACCATCGTTGAACACCACCTCGCCGGTGCCAAACTCAACGCGCTCAACTGCATTAGTTGAGATGGCTACTTGGTCTGCGCCAGGGCTGTAGATGCCGGTGTTGAGGTCGCCAGTGAAGGTGACGCTGGGTGTAGCTGCTGCGCCAAGCGCATGACTGAATACGCCAGTGGTTGCAACGGTCTGACTGCCGAAGTCCGGGCTGATCTTGGTGCCGGCAATGGCGGCGCTGGCGTTGATGTCAGCGTTGACAATGCTGGCGTTACCGCTGACCAGTATGGTGCCGGTTTGGTTTGGCAGAGTAATAGTGCGATCAGCCGTTGGATCGGCAACTGCCAGCGTGGTTTCGTTACCATCGCTGGTGCTGCCTTCAAACACCAAGGTGCCTGCGCTGCCGATCAGCAGCTCACCAGTAACAGTGCCACCAGCCGCAGGTAGCGCCAGTGCAGCCAAGTCATAGGCGCTTTTGACGGCAGTAGGCGTGGCAGCCAGTACTGAGCTGGTGGTGCTTGTGCTGTCGCTTAGTTGGACAATGCCATCAACGCTGGTAGTGGCAGCGCGGAGAGTTAATGCTGGCGTGGTAGTGGCAGTAGCAACAGTCAGTGCAGCAGTGCTGCTGGTGACGGTGGTGACAGTGCCAACAAAGTCAGCGCCGTATTCCAAGCCCGTGGCAGTGGCGCTATTGGCGCGTAGTACTTGGCCATTAGTGCCCACCGGCAACTTGGTCAGCGTTGTAGCTGCACTTGCAGCTAGCAGGTCGCCCTTGGTGTAGCTGGCTACGTTGGTGCCACCTCGCGCTACAGCTAGCGTGCCGCTGGTTATGTTGGTAGCGTTACGGCATTCAGTGCTGACTTCTTGAATTGCAGTTTGAACGTTACTAGCTGCAATATCACCAGCCGGCACAAAGCTGACATTGGCTGCTGCAATAGCGCCAGCACCTGCTGATACGTCAATTTCTACCCACTGCGGGAGAGTGGTGCTATACACCGAAAGCAGCAGGTCAGGCGGAGCTAATGTCCCCGCAGGTGCATTGCCGGAGGTGATTGTGCCGCCTTCGCTGACGACAAAGTAATGCTTGTTGTTGCCTAGCGTTGGTACAGGTAATGCGCTATTAACTACAAAGCCAGCAGCAACGCCTTCAGGTGTAAGACTTTGCACCTTTCCAACGCCGGATGGACTGCTGGCATCAAACGTGCCGGCTAGAACAATTTGACCGGCTGAGATGCCGATTGGCACCCAGACGTTGCCGTCCCACATGTAGAACGAACGGTCTAGTGAGTTCAGGTGTAGTTGACCTGTAAATGTTGCCTCTGGAAACTCCGTGCCTATTGATGCCGTTGAGTAATCAGCTAACTTGTCAATTGTGACGGCTGCATTAGCAATGCGATCAGTAGGCAGTTCGCCTGTCGTGATCTTGGCTGCATCAAGATTTGGTACATCAGCGGCGTCTAGCAGGGCTCCTGCACTGACGTGGCCTTGGGTGTCAACAGTAACCTTGGTGTAAGTGCCAGCAGTAACGCTGTTGCTGTGGTTGAGTACGCCAGCATTAACAGCAAGACCCGTTCCTGGCTGCACAATCCCCTTGGCGCTAGCTGTAGCGTCCGGCAAATCTGCAGGCGTCAATGCGCGGAATGTAGGGGCGGCGTCGGCGCCACTGGCGGGGCCTACGAAAACCGCGTTGGCATCTTGGGTGTCAAGCGTGGTTGTGATATTGGCGGTGTGGTTGTCGGGGTAGACAACTGCAAAGTTCAGCGGTGTGGTGTCGCTGAAGTTGATAACATTCAAAGCAGCTTGCCGAATCCAAGCGCTGCCGTTCCAGACGTATTTGACGCTGGTATTGGTGTCAAACCAGAGCTGGCCTTCGTATGCGCCACTGCCTACAGGAGTGCCAGCCTGCACGATGGTGGTGCTGTCGGCAGCAAGTTTGACGGCGGTGATGGCCCCATCTAAAACCTTGGCTGTGGTGACGGCACTCGTAGCGAGGGCTGCTTCGCCCAAGCCAGCCGCATCAATCTTGGCAGTGGTGATAGCGCCGCTGGCGAGCTTGGCGTTCGTTACAGCAGAGTCAGCCAGCTTGGCGGTGGTGACTGAGCTGTCGGCATACGCGGCCGTGCCTAGGGCTGTGACTTTCGCGGTCGTGATTGCGCCATCGGCAAGCTTGCCTGTGGTTACAGCAAGATCTTCAATACCGGCAGTGGGTGCCACCACTTGCTGGAAGGTACTGCCGTCCCACACCTGCAGATTTTTACTGGTGCTGTTGACGTAACCGCGACCTTCAAAGTTATTAGTGCTGGGCGCTACCGAGTCGTAGGCAATGCTGCTGTCGTCTGCCAGTTTTGCTGCTGTAACGGCGTCGTCAGCTAGCGCCGTGGTGCCCAGCTTGGTGGTGCTGGCCTGGTTCAGCTTGATCAGGTCGATGCTGGCGCTGTCGGCCAGATTCGCGCCAGCCTGGAACAGGTCTTTGGCTTCTACTTTTTTGGTGGTACTGGCGCCAACGTCAACAATCGCCAGCACGTCATTGGCAGCGACATCACCCTGAGCAAGCTTCGTGAGCTGCGAAATGCGTTGGTCAGCCATGGTCGAGTTACCTTATGGGATCAGTTTAGTCCTCAACTTCCGTTAGCAGGAAGGCAAGGTTGTCTTGGTTGAGTGCAATGCGGTCATTGTCTTCCTTAAGGACGTAACCTGATGGGCGCCCAACCAGTAGTTTAATTTCGCCAGTGGTGACGAAATCGATACTGCAAGTAATTAGCTCCGACGCTGATACTTGCAATCCCGAACGGGTTACCATTGCGGTGAACTCGTAAAATATATTTAACTGGCTAGGGTCATTATCGCTGTCAGTAATGGACAGCAGGCAGTCAAATTCGCTGCCGATGTCAACGCGGTTAATCAGTTGCAATGCCAGCAGCGGGGTTTCTTTGACGCCAGATGTTTGGCTGTTGAAGATGCAATCAATCTTGCCGGAGCCGCTAATAAGACCGGCGCTATACATGCGCTTAAACTTGTCGCTTAATGCAGTGGTTTCCAGCGCTTCGCGGTCGGTATTGAACTCATAGGAAGTGACATCACCTAATATGTTGGCGCTGACGTCACGAACCTGTATCTGCAGGGGTAAAGGGCCGCCACCAAAGTTTTGGATGGTGTATTCTTGCGCTCTGACATTATTAACCGCTGACTGAAAAGAAGGAAAAAACCTGATGCCGCCAGCAGCATTGACGTTAATGTACTGGCTAAAGCTGCGATGGGAAACGCCTTCGCCATCTACCCATGAATTAACAGGGAAAAAAGCTATGCCTCGCGCATCGTCTGTTGATATTGTTACTCTGTCACCTGTCAGCAAATTTTCAGTAGCGCCTTCAATGCCAATCCGGTTAAGGCTTGTAACTGTATCTGCGTCCTTGACTACAACGTTTAAGATGTTTTCAGAGTTACGACGCAGGCGTACGTTACCTACGTTGCCGAGAAAGTACGTCATGCGTCTACTGTTTCTAGGAACGCCCCGTCGACGGTGAATTGTAGCGATACGCTGGTCAGCTCGCCCGTGCCTACCGTGATGCCTGCACTGGTGATGTAAGCGTTGAAGGCAATGTCGTCCTTGACATCGACGCCCGCGCCTGGCTGAGCACCAGCGCGCAGCACCATGCCAACGCGATCTGACTCGCTGACGCCATCGTTGCTGGTCTTCATCACCTTGCTAAGCAGTTGATCGAACTGCACTCCCACGTCACCAGCCTCGGTGCGGTAATACATCACAGTGGCAGAGCCTGTAGAGCTGACCATGCCAGGCGTGTAGCGCTTGACGGCAGTGTCGATGGTGGTAGTTTCTAGTAGCTCCAGCGTGGTTTCCAGCGACCAGTCGCGAATCTTCAGCACCGACTGAGCCTCGCTTGGGTTAGGCGCAGTAGTCAGAATCGAAGAAAGGAACAGCTTGCCGCTGCGTCCGGTGTAAAAGCCCATTACGTCGCGCCATTAGCCTTTGCTGTTAGCTTACTCTGCTGCACCGTCGATGGTAAATAGTCCGGCGGCGTAGGCGTCAAGCCCTTGCGCAATAAACGAGTTGCCATCGGTGTCGCAGGGGTGCTCGACAGCGCGGATGGTAGTTTCGCCTTCCTCTTCCATGTTCACCTCGGTGACGCGGAAGACGCGCTTGTTGCGGACTGCTTGCCCCAGCACAAACAACTGGCCCGACTGTGGGCTGAGGCTGGCTGCTACTCCGCCAGTGACGGTGATGCCTGTGAACGAGCGGGTGCCGTCGCTGCTGCCGTAGGTCAGCACGTTGTAAGTGCCGTTGGGGATGGCGCTGGCAATTGGCACATTCAGCACACCGCCGTCCTCGATGCGCCCGGTGTAAATGCCATCCCACTGGTTGTTGCTGGTTTCGACGTACACATAGCTGCCAGGCATCACGAAGATGTCGGTCGGAAAAGTCGTAAACTCAATGGCGCGGCGGTTGAAACGGCGAAGCTGGCATAGGTACTTGCCAAGCAAAATGGCTTGGGCGCGAGTGGTAACAAACTGCGAAATGTCTAAGCTTTCGCGAACAGCGTTGGCGTCTTGGGTATCGGTGCGCTTAATTTCCACGCTGTTGTTGCGCGGGAACACACCGTTGCGCTCCACGTCGCGGTAGATCAGCGTGATGATTACATCTTGAACACTGGCGCCGTAGTCGATGAACTCTTCCTTGAAGCTGTCGTCCAGAATGTTGCCTTGGTTGAACAAAGCCGTAATATTGATGGCGCGGGTGATGGCGCCAGTGTCTTTGACATAGGGCAGCGCCGGCACCAGCGTTTCCCTGCCGCCAATCTTACCCAGTTCCAGCAGGCTAAATGGTGCCACCTGCGCCCAAAACTCACGCCATGGCCGCTGATCAGCAATCATGCCATCCATAAATAGGCGGTTGTACTGGCAGTAGCGCTTGCTTTCTGCTAGTTGCGCCACGTCGACAGAATGCAAGCTGGCGAATTGCCCGATGCCGTTGATGTCATCTAGCACCGTGTCAAGGAAGATGTCTGGTGCGAAGCTACTGGATTGGCTGGGTGAACTATTTGCCAAAGCGGTTATTGCGCCGTCGCTTGCGTATGCGCCCAAGGTGGTGCTAAGCGGACGAAGCAGCTTACCTTCTGTAACATATACGCTGGTTTCACGCAAATCCTGAGTGCCGGGACCTGCCGTTAAATGCAGCGACAAAATAGATAGGCCCTTATATAGATCTTTGTTATAAGTGTCCCATGGTGCAATGATCTGCTCATTTACCGAGTTAATTTTAATTTCAGGTGCTGAGTCAAATGAAAAGTTAGAATTGCTAAAGGCGTCGTAGTTGAACAGGTCGAACTCGCTGGTGTCGCGGGGGCTTTTATCAATAGGCGGGTAATCAGTAGATGGTTTGGTTGATCCATTGAAAAACACTTGAATATTGCCGTCTCCGGTTAATGCTGTGGTGTCAAGTTTTACTAATTCACCTAACGGCTCTAGATAGCAAAAACCTTTGGCGGCGTTGCTCTTTTCGCTAGGCGGATCTACAACTGGTTCCAGGCGCACCTCAAATTGTTTTGGTGTGCCCGTGGTGAGCAGCTTAAGAAAGGTAAAACTTGTTTGTTCGTTTACGCCACGGCAGCAAAAGATATATGGAAGTGTTTTTTCGTTTTCGCCATCTAGCTTGTAATGCAGCACAAACATCGAGGTGCGTGGTTTGGGGCCATTATCGGATGCGGAGTGTCCATATCTTTTTCGGTCGCTGCCGTACACATTGGCGCGGCCACTTAACCGTCTGTAAACAGAAAACTTAATGACAAGATCCAGTACGTTGCATTTTGTCACGGAGACATATGATGCCTCTTGGATGCGGGCCAAGCCCTTTGCATGGAACGGCGCAACTGCAGTTACGTTGCGCAAGTCTTCAATTTCTTCGTTTTCAAGCGACAGTACCGCGACAGCATTTTGATCTGCCAAAAGTTCAGCTTCAAGGTTTGCCCGTACTTCAGGTTTAAGCTTTTTGAGTAGTTTCTTTTGAGCGGATTCGATGCTTTTATTCAAAGCTTTGATTTGTTCTGCGTTGTCTTTAATTTGCTGATTTTGCTGTTTTGCTGTTTCGCCTAAGATGTCCCGCCAGTGTGTAATGCTGTAAGCAAGTCGCGGCATTCTGCCAGTGCGGATGCACTCCATCCTGACTGTCATTGGCCCTTCTTCAATGCTGCTGTTTCCTGCGCCAAAACTTACGCTGCCTATGACGCGAAAAATGGCCGTGCCAGCCTTAAAAATATTTCCATTGTCGATTATGGCCGCTGCTGCTCGCTGTGCATCCTGACGCGCAATGCCTTCGGTGTCTGTGGTTAGCAGTGCTTCTTTTGTAGTTGGGATACTCAATGTCCACTTGCTACCTAAAGGCACCAGTGGACGGGCGTCGCCAGCTCCTGACCAGTATCCTCCGCCGTCCGCTACAAACGTAATGCTGTTATTGAGGCGCTCTATTCCTCCATTGTTTTTAAGTACCAGTACATCTGCGTTTATGGGTATAAAACCGTTGACGCCAACAGCATTAGCCGTTGTAGGTGAAAACGATTGGCTAAAGCCATCTCGTTCGCCAGATACATTTGTTAAATCTGCGGTGTACTGCGCGTCTTTTGTGTAGCGAGGGTCAGAAGCTGCTGAGTTTCCTTCTGTTGAAAGCAAGTCTTCGTATTTTGTAGCGCCATTGCTGTTGTAGTACTGCCAGACATTTGCCAGTGCAATGTCTTTGGCTGGTAACTGGCCAAGGGCAGTGCGATTAGGGTCAAGGGTTTTAATTGTTGATGCGCCGATGGCCGCCATCAGTTGCATAAACTGATTATTGCCAAAGCTTAAAATGGCGCTCCACAGCAGCAGCGTTGATACACGAACGCCGCCGCTGGCATTTTGACTGATGTTTGTATACACCAGAGGTACAGCTTCACCGTAAACTGCTAGCTCTTGGCTGCCGTTAAATCCAGTCCGTGGGGCTAAAACCTGATCGCGGGTTTGTGGTGTACCACCGCCAGTACCAGGCTTGGGCATCAGTAATGCCGATGCAACCTGAAGCAGGACGCCGACAACAAAAAGAACAATTGAGGTAATCAGAGGATCATTCCGTATATCCAACACCGTCCCTTCTTTTACATCTTCGTAGATGTGCTGCTGCGCTACAAAGTCGAGATAGTCTTCTTTGCTGACGCCTAACGCATCAATCAAGTCGTATTCGTAAGGCAGTAATTTGCGGGTCATTTGTTTAACCTAAAGTGATGACCATAATCAAAAGGAATCGGAGCTTTTACTACGCCAGCACTGCCAGTTATATACAGCGTGTGGCCATCATCTAGCACTGTTCCCATGGCTCCCCCATCATTTCCAAGCATTAACACTACCGCATGTGGCTCTGGGCTTCGGAGTCTAACGCCATTCTTCAGCAACCATTCGGCCATGCGACGTCGGGGAAATGTATCGTCGGTGTAATTGTTTTCTTCAATGATTGCTAAAATATCATCAGTGTAATCATAATAACCCAGCCTTTTGCGTACTTCAGCAGCAAGTAAGCAGCAGTCAACCGTGCCACTACCATCGCCCGGCCTAGCCGCCCAGGCTCGTTTAAGACCGATCAGATCATTGCAGGACAAGTTGGGCATTTAGCGGGAGGGGGCCGACCAGGCTGCGGGTAAGGGTTTGCGCGGGGAATGCAGCGCCAACGGAATCCATGGCAGTGCGGTAGCGCAGTTCAATCGTAGTATCGGAATAGCTGGCGCCAATGCCGACGTAACGCTCTTCGTAGGTGCGTGATGGCGCTAACGCAGCATTAAGCCATTGGGTGGTAATGGTCAGGCGGCTAAGGCGGTTACCGTCGCCCTGCTCCACTAGCCGGATGGCGTATTCGACATTGGGGAACAGCACCCGCACTAGGGCGTTGTCGCCGTTGAGGTTAGCGGTGCTGCCTTCGGCGCGGAATGGCGCAAACTCAAAGCGGGCACCAGCCAAAGTGCGTGGTTCTTGGACGAAGAAGTTCTGGTAGCGGTGGCGCACACCGTTGGCAGTGGTCAGGTCGAAATACTGCGCGATGCGGATTTCGGTCATCGGATTTCGCCTATCAGCTTGACCGTGACGCTGCTGCGGTCGCGCAAGACGCTGCTAACGCTAGGCGGCTCGGCGTACAGCCACTCGATGCCGGTAGGATTCTGAGCGCGGTTGCACAAGTCAGCGCTGTACCCGGCAAACACCGTTGCAGGCAAGGTAAAGCCAAGTGTGCCGCCGCCTTGGGTGTTGTAGTGGTCAATGATCGTGTTGACCGTGGCCTCCGGTACGTTGTCAAACTGCAGGTCCAACGTGTGGCCAAATGGGCGGTTGCCGAAGCTGCGGCGCAACGTGGCGCCCGACATAGCCCGATACGTCTTGACCGGATACTGCCCAAGTTGAAAGCTACGAGCGGTTGGTGTTAGTGCAGGGAAGTCAGCCATTAGATGCCAACCCTCCGGCGGGTGGAGTTGCTGTTCTGGATGCGGTCTAGGGTCATTGTCATGCCGCGCTGGGCGCCATCGCGTGATGCATTGCGCCTAGTCTCAGCCATTGCCTGCTCCAGTTGATCGCGGCTGACATATTCCACGCCGCCAATGGTGGTGCTTTCAAAGCTCATGTTAAGCACAGGCGAGCCAGCAGCACCACCGCCTTGACTGTTCATTGCAGAGCGCAGGTCATTGTTAGACATCACGCCGCCGTTACTGCCCGGCACAAACAACTCAGGGCCACGCTCGCCTACCAGATAAGGTGTGCCGCCTGCGGCTGGGCCGCCACCTGCACGGCCTGCCAGCTTGGGCATTGAGAACGCACCAGGGTTGAATTTGGGGCCACCGCCGCCAAACGCTTTAGGCCCTGCAGCGTTGCCTGCGCCTTTAATACCACCGCCAGCCACGGCACCCAACGCCTGCAGGATCAGTTGCAGCGTAATCATCACCAACTGCTTAGCAATAATCTCAGTTGCCATGCTGACGAACATATCGCCCACGGACTTGAAGAACGATGAAAGCGCTTCTTGGGCAGACATCGACCCACTAATCAAGCCTTGGAACGCTTGGCTAAAGGCTGCACCAATACCATCAGCCACCGTAATGGCGATGTTGCCGATGTTGGTAAGCTCGGCGATTTCATCTTTGAGTGTGCCGATGCGTTTTTCAATAGTTTGCGCAGCAGTATCTGGCGCGGCTATTTGAGCTTGCAGGCCAGTGATTTGCCCAACTTGTTCATCCGTAAATCCTTGCCCTTCAAGCTTGCGTAGTTCATTTTTAAGCCTTAGCTGCTCACGCGCTTCTTCGGTGGTAGCGGTTTTAAGTGCTAACTCTAGTTCAAGGCCAGCGATGATTTCATCAAAGTTTTTTTCTTGCTGCGCTTGCAATGCAATAACATCTTGCACGCCTTTATTGGTAATAGATTGCAGCTTGACCCGTCCTGCTGCAGCTATGGCAAGCCTAGCGGCGGCGTCTGCTTCTTCACTCATTGCCTTTGCAATATCATTTTCTGCTAAAACTTGTTGCTCTAGCGTTTGTAAGTTGAGTACGCGTATGGCGTCTCCTTTTTGCTCCGCTTCAAATATCTCATTTGCAAATCTAAGCTGCACCTCTAGTTGCTGTGTAATAAATTGCTGATCCTTTATTACATCAGCAACGCGCTGTGACTCCCTTAGTTTTTCATCTGCTGCCCGCTTGGCATCGCTGGCCGCTTTGCTGGCGCCACCACCGCCACCACCGGCACGGCCACCACCGCCGCCTAGAAGCGCCGGCACGCCCATAGGGACTGCGGCGGACGGCGCGGCAGGCTTGGGGTTTGCACTTGCATTAAATAATTGTTTTTGTAAATTAGCTTCAAAATTTTGAGCTTCTTGGTCAAATGGGTTAGCCGCTCGAAACGCCCCAAACTTTTTGCGAGTTTGTATTGCGGCTTGTTCGTTTGCTTTTAGCTGTGCAGATGCCCTTAGTCCATTATTAACACGATCAAGGAAAGCATTAATACCGTCAATTAAAAACTTAAATACAGGCGCAAAAAACGTGCCTATGTTTCTTGCAAGCTGCTCAAATGAGTCCTGCAAGGTTGATAGTTTACCATTTAGCGTATCGCTTTGCGCAATGGCGCCATTGGCGTATTTACCACCTGCGCTGGTAAGCCGCAGTATCGCAACTTCTACAGCTTCAGATCCGATGCGCCCTTTCTCTAGCGCCTTTTGGAACTCTTCTCCTGAGAGTCCATACATCTTGCGCAGCTCTGTTTGCAGCGCAACGCCTCGCTCTTGGAACTGCAGCAGCTCTTCACCTTGTAGTCGGCCCTTGGCTTGCACCTGCCCGTAGGCCGTCACCAATCCAGATAGCTCAGCACCAGTGGCACCACTTACATCTGCTAGCCGCTTGGTGGTTTCAACTACCTTGTCAGCTTCAACGCCAAACGCTTGCAGCCGTTTAGCTGAGTCAATCAGCTCAGTGCTAGTAAATGGCGTGACGGCGCCAAGTTGCTGCAACTCTTTGATGATCTGCCCAGCCTTTTCGGCGCTGCCTGTTAATACCTGCAGACTGCGCGTCTGGCTTTCTAGCTCAGCAGCTTTTACAAATACAAATCTTGCCGCTTGAATGCCAGCAAATGCAATCGCTAGCTTGCCAACTGCTGCTGCTATACCACCAAACGCTTTTTCAGTCTGATGCGCCTGCGTCTGCACCTGCCGCAGCTTGCTAACAGCACCGCTGCTGTCAACGTTGATGGCGACATTAGCAACAACCGACACAGCCCTACCGCCTTTGCTTCATTCTACGCTCTTGCTCTTCATTGGTCACATCAAAATAAGCTGACCACAGCAGCAACTCTTCCATTGTCAACTCTGACTTCAGCCGTATCAAGGTGTAGCCAAGCTCTTTAGCTACACCCATCTGCAGCATCAGCAGGTTGTCACGCTTTAGCTCCGCCTTTAACGCTTTTCATATCAAGC